AAGATACGGCTCTACACTAGTTTCAAATCGTACTCTATTACCCTCTTCATCCCAAGTGAAGAGAGTTACAGTACCTTCACGTCCATTATAAATTGCATTACGATAACTCACATATATGATTATATATGATGCTTCGTTATTATCAATAACAAAAAGTTAATTATACCTATTCAGATTAACTCTTAGAGGGTCGCCTACACTATATTGATAGAGTTCAGTATAACAATCAATATTTTTATCATCCTCTAACCATCGTGTATCAGCATATTGACTAGCTTTTTTACATAAAGCTTTATAGCGTTTTCTATCTTGCAATGTAGTTTCAATTTGCGCAATCATCTCTTCCCCTGTTTTAAATTTGATAGGAGCGTTCTCATATGTGCACATATCTTGACATGCAATAGGTAACCCAAGTGCACATGCTTCAATATATTTGAGATCAGATTTCGATCGATTAAAAATACTATCCTGCAGCGGGGCTACAATCATGTTTACATTTAGATCATATAAACCTTGACCGTATTCATACAAACGCTTCCATGGATGAAATTCGATCTTACCAGCTTGGACAAGAGGTCTTAACGTTAATGGAAAGGCACCTAAGAATACCCATTGATACTTATCAACTGTTTTAGCAATAACTTCATTTACATGATGAAAATCATCACGCTGTTTTACTCTATTATCAACGTCAAAGTGCGCACCTGAACCGGCATATAAAATACGGGGCTTCTTCTTGTTCCTCTCATAGCTCTCCATCGTACGGTTAAGATCAGATTTACCACCTATCCAGAATTTAGGCATAAAATTTGGAATAACTGTGACATTCGGATTACCTGTCTTATCGCGATAGTAATCTCTCATAAACGGACATGTAACGGTAATTTCATCACACATAGCCATCATTGCCTGGGCCGATTGCCTTATCTTTGGATCTGTAAACGCCCCTTTATATTTGTTGTAGTCAGGAATATCTTCTGCAAAACATATATCATCAATTTCATATATAAGACGCATACCAGTTTTATCTGCCATGTTTCTAAGAAATTTAACAAACTCTAATTGCTGCGGTGTTGCTTGTCTCTGAATTCTAACACCCCTAACACCGCCATAATATCTAGGATCGCCATTCATTACAGTCGTGCCGTGTACAACTGCTTTACTATGAGCGTTCATAATTTGCTCTGGCCATATCATCCTCCAGTGACCGCAACCACTATAATCAGCATAATAATTCATAAAGCGAGGTAATCCAACCTCGGCTGGAGCTGCTACAGTTTTTGGCTTAACTATCGACGCATTAGGTTGAACGCTATTCGGACGAACCGGTGTGTTAAGCTGAAATGGTACATTTCCTTGAATTATCATATACAATAATTAATAAGACTTCTATACTAATCCACAAAGTTTACGCGTTTTGTAATACCGTTATGTTTTTCGAGGAATATAATATCGCCGGTGGCTGCTTTTATACTTTCCTTTCGATGGCTGATAACAAATACACATTCATTTAACTTCTCAACTCTTTCATTTAAGATTTCTAAAACAAGATCAACACCTTTTTCATCCAAACTACTATCAAATAATTCATCGTAGAAACTTAAGTTATAATGTACATCTCCTTGAGCTTTTCTCATATCCATAAATGAGAAAAGACACGCCAAATCAATAGCCTTTCTCTCTGCTCCAGAGAAGTTATTATAAAGGCATATCTTACCTTTTTCGTTTAAAATCTCTTCCTCAAAATATTCATTAAAAACACATATACTATTACTATCAAGCTTTTTTAAGTAGTGAGTTAATTTAGAGTTAAAATTTCTCAGTATTTTTTTAACAATATAACTTTTCACACCTTCTTCACTTACCACAAACTTAACTACATCAAGCATATCAATATTCTTTTTAATATTGCTTAGCTCTGCGGTAATCATCGATGATTTAGTCTCCAATTCAACTACAATATCGCTGAATGTATTCGTATCATTACATGTAGATTTTAACTCCTCTTCCATCTCTGATACGCATCTCTTAATGTAATCTATAGATTCTCTAATATGACCGATACCATATTTCTGCTTTTCAATATTAGCTATTTTATCAGCTACAACTCTAACTGCCTGGTCGACTTTTTCTACTTCACTATCAATAGCAGTCAATTCATTCGTAAGATCATCTAACTTTGACTTACCGTTATTAATAATATTTTTAAGATTTTCTTTCTCTTTTTTAATAAGCTCTAAGTCATGGTCTTCAATAGAGCGTAAACATACAGGGCAATTTTCTTCACCTGTACCTATACGTCTATAGGTTTCTGCTGAGTTTTTTAAATTAAGCTTTAATTCGATAATATTGCTATTAATATTATCTCTATCATCTTTTTTAGAATCTATTAATGCTGTTAGCTCAGTCACCTTATCCTTATATGGCTTCTCATCCAATTTTTCAATAGCTTTTAAACGATCATTAGCATCTTTTAAATCATCTTTATGCTTTGTTAAATTAGTTTGTAGAGTTTCAGTTTTCTTTTCTTTATCAACATTAAAACTATCTCTTTGAGATTTTTGGACAGTTAGGTAATTGTTAGTCTCTTCAAGCCGAGTTATATTAGTATCGAAATCTTGCTTAATAAGGCTTTGATCAGAGCGTAACTCTGTTAACATTTTTGAGAATATCTCTAAGCTAAATATCTTTTCAATAAACTTTCTCTTCTCAACTTTATTTTTTGCCATAAAGGGTATATGGTTGTTGAGAGTCATTATGACACAATTCTGAAAAACTTCTGGTGATGATGATAGTATAGTTTCAATATAATGATTAGTATTACCGATTGTATCCCTGGTCTTATCAACCCCATTCTTAAATATATTACATTTAGATGGACCTAAAGTACGTACAATATGAAAGTCGTTCGTACCGTAGTGTGGGTCGTTAATTACAAATGATAGTTCAACAATTGATTTACCTTCTGTTAAATTATTAGGTATAAATTGTTTTCTAATCTCCCTAAGAGTACTACCAAAGATAGCAAAATATAGAGCATCGGCAATTGTACTCTTACCTACTCCATTTCGTCTATCTTCTTTATCTCGATTTATACCGGTTACGATATGTAACCCTTTATTAAATTCGACACACACCTCATCTTCACCTACAGATAGGAAGTTCTTTATTTTAAGTTGTTTAAATGTAACGTATTTCATTATGGTCTATCGGTAGATCTTGCGAAGAGATCAGCTGTGTATTTTACAACCTCACTTTTATTTTCAATATCAAGTAAATTTACAAATTCAGTTATAGCTTCAATTATATCAACACCGGAGAGATCAAAATCACCTTCTTCTGAAAACTTAACTTTATTATAATTGACGTCATAATCTATTCTAATCTCACAAGGCTTATAACTAGTCAATTTAGCTATTAATAAATCTAAATGATCGGTGTTAATATTTTTATCAATTATAATTTTAATAATATTATTTGCAATAACCTCATTAAAAAATTTTATAGGATCCGGGTCAGTAATAAGCTTCGATAAGAAGACTTTGATATGCTTAGGGGTTACTGTATTTTCTGTAAACTCGTATGACTGCTCATCTATATTCAGAGTATAAAACCCTTTTGTCTGTAGTGAATCTCCGAAATCCATCTCGTACGGATTTCCAACATATACAATTCGCTTTCTACCTTGAAATGTCTTTTCGTCTCTTAAATGAAAATGACCTGTAAATATTAACGGTGCCTTAGATATAAGAACTTCTGGATCATCTCCATGGTCACAAACTTTAAACCCGTTCATCTTAAAGTTCTCTAACTCAAAGTGACCAAATACTATATCACTATCAGGTATATCATTAATCTGTGTACCCCACGGGCAGAAAGTTAAACGCTTACCACCGATAGTTATCGTTTCGAGTCTATCATATATAGTTAGATTACTCCTACCTTTTAATATTGAAAGACTGTTAATCTCGGATGTATCTTTATACCAAGCATCGTGATTACCAGTAATCATGGTGATGTTAAAGTCTTTAAATTTATCTAAAAGATCTTTAGCGAAATTTAGTGTCTTGACACTAATTTCATCTCTATAATGGAAAAAATCTCCACAGAATATTACATCACTAATATCTTGCTTATATAGTTCATGAATATACCAATCTACCCACTTATTAGCAATTCCAAGCCAGAAGTCGCTATTTTGATGAACGCCTAAGTGAATATCAGAAAATATTGCAACTCTATTTTTCATTAATTGCTATATTCTAGATCATCACTGTTCGGTTTAACGTACACCTGACCATCAGTTACCGCTGCCATCTCTTCCTCGTACACCATTTCCTTATAATTTGTAAGAGTTTCGTGATGTTTCTTTTCTTTTTTAATTCTATTAATAAAAGCATGGAACGCAATAGTTGTAAAATACGAAAAAGGATTATACTCAGAATCTACGTTAAACTTCTTATTCTTAAGAGCAGTATACATCTTGACTAACGCGTCGCCGATCATCTCTTCTTTATATGTATAATTGATAAAATTAGACTTATTACCTAGACCATATGCTATTCGTTTCAGTGAGTTAGCTAACTCGAATATACATACTTCTGTTTCATAGTAATCACGAATCTGCTGCTTAAAGTCAGCAGGGTTAACATAATATTCGTCTATCTTAGGTTTAGGTCCTCTTTTTTTCTTAACCTTAACCGGTTCAACTTTTTTTATTTTTTCTACTGCCATAACTAAGTTAATTATATATTACCGGTAGCTACTTTTCCACTATACCCGTAATAGTAAATGGTATTTTTTCCTGTTTGTAAATTTCTATCCTCTTCTCGACATGACGTTTACCGTATTTTAAATTATCAGCTAAATCTATAATTGTAAGTTTTTCTTTATTATCATGTAACCTTAAACCTCTACCTATAGATTGAATTGTTCTAATAGAGCTTTTACCACCAGCACCAAAAATAATCATATGTATATTTTTAATATTAACACCAGTTGAAAAAATAGCGCTAATTGCAATACATATTACATTTGTATTTGTCTCCATTAACTGCTTTATTCTATCTCTTTCTTCAACTTCAACATCTCCACGTATGAAATATACTTGCTTATCTTTTACAGTACTCAGTATATCATATAACTTTTCACCATGTACAATATGGTTTACAAGTACGAGTATATTATTATTAAAGTTAGTACATACCCGATGAATTATATTATTTCGAAATTCATTTTCATACAGAAAATCTAATTCCGTTTTATATGGATTCTGACCTTTAATATGTATAGGTTTTGCATTATAGTCTATATTGAGTATAGATGTTTTAGCGGTAGTTAGATGACGCTCGGTTCTCAAGCTATAACTGTCTTTTTCATATATTATACTACCTACTTTACCAATAATATTCCATTCATCTGGCTTACTATCAGGCAACGTACCGGTTAATCCAAATTTATGTACAGTTTTAATAGACTGCACCATTTTGTTAATTTTATTATTCTTCTTTAATTTATGGCATTCATCAATAATTAACATATCGACATCTTGCAGCCACTCGTTATCTTTAAATTGACTCTGCAGTACTCCTAAATTAGCAATTATAACATTCGCTGTTAGATCAGGTTTAAGCTTACCAGTCCATCTCGTAAATTTGAATAGAGCATTATATTCCTCAAAATCGGTAAATGTCTGGTTAACTAATGTAAGATCAGGTACAATTAATAAACATTTAAAACTATCTTTACGTTGCAGGAAAGCACTCATTAGGATTGAACATATAGTTAGAGTCTTACCCGCGCCTGTACCCATCTTTAATATACCTCTACCATGTTTAATTGCATTTTCACATGCAGCATATTGGTAATCTCTAAGACTATGCGTTAGATTATCATATACTCTAGCGTCTAATAGACCGGGTTTAACTACACACGATATCGACTTATCTATTCTAACTTCTTCGTTAGGGTATGTCTCTTTAATAAAGCGCATAATATCGTAAAACAGCCCAGGTTCAAATAAACCGGTAGGAGTGATGCAGTATATACGACTTGCAAAATATTTTGCTCTACCTTTACGGAAACGTGCAGTATCATCTTTAACGCTAAAATGTTCGCGTATATCTGAAAATAGCTCGCCTTGTATACGAACTTTACCTCTGTCAAAACTAAAAGTAATCATAATGTTTCCATTTTCATGATCTCGACAATATTCTTAATATCAAAACTAAGTGAACTGAACGTTTTTTCAGTTTTTTCTAATAGTTCAATTATAAGCTCCTGCTCATCTATTTTAGCTTGCAACTCGACCATTTGCTCATGTTGATATGCAGTCTTCTCTGCAATAGGTGTTGTTACCTTGACAGGTGATTTTTCGATAATCTGTTTAGTTATTTCCTTCTTTAATTGAAATCTCTGCGCTTTAACATTAATAAGATTTTTTTTATGTTGTATTAGCTTACTGACCCAAAAATGCTTACGCCCGGGCGTCTTCATCGAAACATCTTTAATATTAAACTCATCAACATGCAGATCCTTTTCAATTTCTTTTACGTATTGGTCTATAATACTCACATTATGATTATAAGTACTATTATGCAGAAAACAACTACAAAGGGTAATTTAGCTAAAAATAATGTTGTAAACTTATTTGAGCGTAGATTTATAGATCTCTTAAAACCTGTTGAAAATATTGAATATGATGAAAAAGAGCTTAAAATGGGTATTAAGGTCGAACTCGAACATACAGACGATGTGTCAGTTGCAACTACTATCGCTAAACAGCATTTAGCTGAAGATCCTAGATATTATAGTAAACTTAAAACCATTCATGACGAGGATGATAATACTGTTGGCGGTGGCGCACTAGGACCGGCAGCTGCTGTTGGCCATTCCCAGTCAGGTGATTGGTATGCTCCTGGAGACTACAGAAGACCTTTTGCATTAGGCGCTATCCAGACTAGAAGAGGTAGTATCAAGCGTAGAAAGAAAAAGAAAAAGAAGTAAATACATCGATGGATACAGGTCATTGGAAAGTTTACGAAGCAATACCAGAGAACGCTTTCGGGTTTATATATGAAATTACCAATTTAGTAAACGATAAGAAATATATCGGCAGAAAACAGATGGTTAAAAAGATTAAACGTGCACCTCTTAAAGGTAAGAAGAGGAAGCGTATTGATTATGTGGAAAGTGACTGGAAGACCTATACAGGCTCGAGTGATAGGCTCAATATCGATATAGCCACACACGGTAAGGGTAGATTTTTATTTAAAATACTAAGATTCTGCAGAAATAAATATGAATTAGGTTATTATGAATCAAAGATGCAGTTCGATAAAGATGTATTATTAAGTGAAGACTATTATAATG